AAAATGAAAACAAAATTTTTACAAAGTGTAGAGAGATACACAAACGAACAAGAAGAAAAAACTGGATACAAGGCTATTTATAGCGATGGTTTAGATTTTCAAACATTATTCTTTCCAATTAAAAACGGAACAGATATTATTAACATTCCTTCAATTATTAACTCAATTCAATTAAAATCTGATTTTAAAGCTATTGGAGCAGAATTTTAAACAACAAGAACAATGAAACAAATAGACAAAGAAGGAGTAGAATGGTTAGTAGAAATGGATTTACTACAACCAAACCTTGAACTAAGAACGATGAAAAAAATAACAAAATCAGTAATTAAGCTATCGGAGATTCCACAGCATTTACAAAAAGACGAAATCCTACAAGGACACAAGGAGCATACATACGCAGAATTTCACATTGATGACTCAGAACAAGACGAGTTGACATTGTGGCTATTGAGTCAGTACCCTACATTAAAACGGAAGACAAGTTTTTTAATTCACATTGATAAATAAGGGCAATGAACTACGAACTAAATGTAAAATCCGACCACTGGCGAAGCTGCTACACAATCCGCTTAAAGTACGCTTCGGGTGTAGAAAAGTACCGCACGAACCGCCTGTCTAAATACGAATTTGAATCAATGTTAAACTACACAAATGAGGATTGGGAGAAATACCTTGACACTTCGGAAAATTATAACCTAGTAAAATGAAAAGAACAAACCTAGAGTCTTACAAAGACCTATTAAACGAAATGCACGCGGCTAGCACGTTTAAATTCAGCGAAATAAGCAAACAACGTTTTGACTTATTCTACATTTTGAAACAACACGGCTACGTTAAACGACTTGAACATGGACTTTACACGTGGGCGCATGCTAAACCAACCCGCGCAACTGCAAAGCGTGTAGCAATGCTTACAATTGATTACCGCAATTCGTGGGAATGTATGCAAAAGGACAAAAAAGACGTAAAGGACGTACAAACAAAGCTTAACTTTAAAAATCCTAAGCCAAAACAAACGGACAAACGACAAGACCGCGAACAATTAGCAGCAATTGGCACAATGATTTTAGTAACGGCCATAGCTTTAACTTTAGTAATCAAATTAATTTTTAGTATATAATGGAAAACAAAACAAACACAGGAGCAATCTTTAAGAATGACAAAAAGACGAATGAGAAACACCCCGACTACAAAGGAAAGGTAAACGTAAACGGCAAAGAAATGGAGATAGCCCTTTGGGTTAAAACGTCTAGCGCTGGGAATACTTATTTTAGCGCGTCTTTTTCCGAACCTTACGTAAAGACTGAAACGCCACAGGCACAACCAGTAGTTGCAAACGACGACTTACCCTTTTAAGTTATGATCATGTTTATTCAAGACGAAGCGCTTAGGCGTGGTATTAAAGACCTATTGAAAACACGAACCCGAAACCAAATAGTTAACGAAATAAAAGAACGGACGGGTAAGTTTCACCATTTCCAAATAAATAACTTCTTGAATGGCAAAGACGTAAACCTTTCAACCCTCATTAAGTTAGACGAATACCTTTATAAACACCTACACTAGAACTAGCCCCCGTAAAAAGGGGCTTTTTTATTTAAAAAATGTCTTGTTTAAAAATTAAACTTATATTTGTTTAGAATTTAACCAAATGGAAATACTACTTTACATTGCGCTTGCATGGTTTTTAACGAACTTTGAACCACTACAAGACCTAATAGACCGCATCTTTACCGAAATGCCGTTAAACCGCTTTACAATCTATTTACACGGGGCGTTTGGTTGTCCGAAGTGTATGGGTTTTTGGGTTACTTGGGGTTTAAGCGGGCAATTTCTTACCGCGTGCCTAGTTTCTTTATGTTCTTACGTTGTTGACTTATGCTTAGCGAAGCTCAATTACTAGAAATAAACGGAATACTAGCCTACTTGAAACCCGAAAGGCTAAGTAAAATGCACTTGCGTAAGTTGCAAGGCATTAAAAATAAGGTAACGGGTGAACGTGATACGCGGTGTTTGTGTGGAGTACCCGACCGACAAAAGTTTTACAATGAGTTCTTACAATGGTTTGAAGCGAACGCTTGACAAGTACGTAAGCGATAATTACGAAGAAGTAAGGGCTTATGCTAATTACTTTTTAACTCGTTACGTAAATAGTAAGAAGCTAGCGTGTTCGATGCTGAACGCTGACACGTGTATAAACAACGCTTACTTGCACGTTTTGACCATTGACACCGAAAAGACGGACGAAAACAGCGTAAAAAGCTACCTACTCAATACCATAAAATATCAAATTATTTGGAACACGTCACTAAGCCACAAACAAGACGACATTAAGAGCCAAATTCCCGACTTACTAGACGAACCAGACAACGACGACGTACTAGACAAAATCCAAATTGAAAACGTTTACAACTTTCGTAAGTGGTGCATTCAAAAATACCGAAGCGAAATTACCGACCCAGTAGAAAAACGAATAGCCCAAGTGTATTTTGATGACAAGAAGCAAACAGCCGAGGCAATGGCCGACTTTTTTAACGTTAGCCGCACGTCTGCCCACTACATGATCAGGGACTTAAAACAAAAAATCCGTAAAATTCAATATTGTTATGAGCGCTTTTAAACTACTTTACGCCGTAGCTACCCTTGCTTTCTTAGCTATGGGCGTGGCTTTAACTTACGAAGGTGAGACAGCCTATTTACAAATTCTAGGCGTAGGAGTTTGCGCCTACATTATCGGTCGCTTTGACGAAGAACTACATAAAAACGAAGAAAATGAAAATTAAAGACGAATACAAAGGAAAAACAATTCTTATTTACGACTCAATTCTAGGTCAGCGTAAAATTGAAGTGGATAAAATAGACCCTAGACGTTTTACTTATTATGTATCTATGGGCCTAGGCTATTTATTCGAAAAGCCTACAATTGCCTATACGGGAATAGACCACGAAACGGCGCAATCGGACGCAGTCGAAGAACCTAAGGCCGTAGAACCAACCGAAACACGTAAGAAACCAGCTACAAAAACACGTAAACGCAAAACCAATGTCACAACCAATTAAAGGGGAAAAGAAAGACGACTTTCTAAAACGCTGCATGCAAGAACAAGAGCGCGTGGATTCATTCCCTAAAGAAGACCAACGCTTTGCCGTATGTAATAGAGTTTGGGAAACACACGCCCGCGAAGCCATGACCGCTTACGTGAAAAGCCTTAAGAAATGAAATACGCAGTAGTTGACATGGGTAAAAACATGGCCGCTTATTGTAATGCAATACAAGACCAGCTAGAACGCGACGGGGTTCATTATGTTTTGTACTTGACAGACCAAGAAGGCTTACTTTGTATTGAGTTTGTAAGCGAAGACGACTTTTTAGACCACTTTAAAAACACGAACAATGGCAGGAAGGCCTAGACACTTAAAAGAACCAGAAGAACTCTACACCCTATTCGAAAACTACGTAATAGAAACAAAGAGCCGAACCCGTAAAGTACCAAAAGCAACAAACAAAGGAGTATTGTACGAAGAACACGTACCACCCCTTACAATTGACGGCTTTAAAACGTATTGCAATAAACAAGGCGCGGACATAAACCGATATTGGTATGGCATAGGTGAAGGGTTCGACGCATTTGTAACCATCATTACGCGTATTAAAGAAGAAATCCGAAACGACCAAGTCGAAGGGGCGCTTGTCGGGCAGTATCAACAAAACATAGTTGCCCGCTTAAACGCGCTCACCGAAAAGACGGACGTAACAAGCAACGGCGAAAACATAAACGAAATTAAGATAAGCATAATTAGACCCGACACTAAGGAACTAGAGTAATGGACTTACAAAGTACAATTGTATTTGAAAAGAACTACGACGCGCTTTACAATAACGAGGCGCGTTTTATCATTAACGAGGGGGGCAGCCGTTCAAGTAAGACTTACAGCTTATGCCAACTAATTCTAGTCTACTGCCTACAAAATAAAGGCGTCGTCGTTTCAATCATTCGTAAGACGTTCCCAGCGCTTAGGGCAACGGCAATGCGCGACTTTTTCGAAGTGCTTAAAGAGTCTGGAATTTACGACAAGGCTAGCCATAACATGAGTGAACATATTTACACGTTTCCAAATGGCAGCATGGTTGAGTTCTTTAGTGTAGACGACGAGCAAAAGATTAGGGGGCGTAAGCGTAACCTAGCATGGTGCAATGAGGCTAATGAGTTGTTTTACGACGACTTCACGCAATTAAACATGCGTACTGAAACAAAGCTAATTTTTGACTACAACCCGTCGGATTCGACCTCATGGCTTTACGACCTACCAAAAAACGAAAGCGTCCTAATTAAATCCACGTATCGCGACAACCCGTTTTTGCCTGACAGCATCAAACGCCAAATAGAAGACCTCAAACGAACCGACGAGGCCCTTTATCAAATTTACGCACTAGGCGAAAAGGCCATAAGTAAAAGTAATATTTACTCAAACTGGACATTTGCACTACATCGCCCTTCACGCTTTACTCAGTTCGTCTATGGCTTAGACTTTGGGTACAATCACCCGACCGCGTTAGTTCGCGTCTATTGGCACGAAAAAGATATATTCATTGAACCCGTAATTTACGAAAGCTACCTAACCACCTCGAACCTCATCGACCGCCTCGCTGACCTAAACATCGAAAAGGAAACCGAAATAATTGCCGACTACGCACGCCCCGAAATCATTGCCGAAATGAACAACGCGGGGTACAATGTTTTGAACGCGAACAAGTCCGTTAAAAAAGGCATTGATAACATAAAGACTTTCGGCGTGTTCTGTCTTGAAAACGAACACCTAAAGAAAGAATACCAGAATTATAAATGGAAAAAGGTAGGCGACCAAATCCTAGACGAACCCGTAAAGCTTTATGATGACGCAATGGACGCCACTAGGTACGCAACGACCTACATAAAAGAACAATACTTCACCGACGACGCCTACTTTGCTTTCTAATTAAAGACGGGCGCAAATTAATATAGTTATGGCACAAACAATAATAGCACAACCCCAAAGCTTTACACCCGCTTACAACCCAGTAAAGTTTATAATCGACTCAACTAACAAGAACCTAGACGGCTTCAAGTACATTTTCGACGTATACAACGGCGCAACCCTAATCGGACGCTTTAAGGTCTTACCAACCTTTGGCACAGGGTACGGCGAACTTGACCTATCTAAGTTTCTAAGTTCATACGTTAGCTGGGATTTCCAACCAACTATTACAACGGACTACGACGCGGTCAATAGTTACTACAACTACGAAGTAAAGACGGGCGAAGAATACCTAGCGCAATTCAATTACACCTCAGCACTTACCAACTCGGGCGGTTTCGTTCGCGTGAATGTCACAAATACTTTCGCAGTAGGAGACCAAATAAACATAACACAGGACGACGGCGGTACGGCCAACCCATTGTTAGAAGGCTTGCATTCGGTTACCAACGCCGACCCCGCATGGTTTGAAGTTAGCGTGTCATGGTCTAGCGTAACGGACGCCAACGTTAACGGCTCGGTGGTATACGCTGACCAACGAAAAGTAGTTACTTACGACATTACGGACTTTGACGTTAAACGCGTTTTTAACGGCGCTAGACGCTTTATTGAGTTCCCGACATATGACGAAAACACGTACAACCCTAACGGCGTTACAAAGCTTTGGCTTACCAACCAACCTCAAACGGAATTTAACGCAACACTAGGTCAAGACCTTTGGCTTAACTTACGCGGACGAATAGGAAAAAAGATAGTCTTTGAAAACTCGAACGGCGACGTACTAACAAAACTACTTACAAACAATTCAACTATCGAAGGCGTCGCAGTAGGCCCAAACAACGCGGGTGTTCTTACAATAGCTGCTGGAACTTTACCCCTAGTAAAACCCGACACAACCTATTACGACTTTTTCTACGACGACGGCGGCCAAAAGTCCGTTAAGTACCGAGTGAACCTAGACCGACGCGTGCAAATTAACGAATACCATTTGTGCTTTTTGGATCGCATGGGTTCGTGGTCTAGCTTTGCGTTTCAACTTAAGAGCTACGAACGTGGCGAAGTGCAACGCGACGAGTACAATAAAGACGTTCAAGGCTACGTAAGCGGTGGCCAATGGAATTATAATTATGAAGAATTCGGGTTCAGCACGTTTAACATAAACGTCGTAAAGACGCTAGAATTAAACAGCAACTGGATGACCGAAAACATGGCTACTTACTTTGAGGAATTGGTAACTAGCCCGCAAGTATTCTTTAAGCTTGTCACTTACCTAACAACAGAAGACGGCATACCAGTAATAGACGAAAACGGCTGCCCCGTTCGCGTACCCGAAAGCACGAACTACCTACCTGTAATTGTGACCAATAACTCTTACGAAGTGTTTAAACAACGTAACAAGAACCTAATTAAGCAAACCCTAGTTGTCAAGCTAGCAAATAACGACGCAATCAATGGTTAAGATTATTTTAGACACGGGCGTGCTAGACGTGCGCCAAGACGTTAGCTTTCCGCTTACCTTTTCAGTTGGTGAAATACGCGACATAACCAAACGCACGGGGACGTTTTCAAAGACTATTGTACTAGCGGGAACGGACAACAACAACCAGCTTCTTAATCATTACTACGACGTCAATATAGACGCGGGTACGTTTGACGTTTCGCAATTGACCTATTGCCAAGTCACACAAAACGACGTGGTGATCATGGAAAACGCCGTGTTGCAATTGATAGCCGTAAACAAGTCACAACTTACGGACGCACATGAACAAGTTGTAAACTATGAGGTTCTAATCAAAGACACGAAAGCCGAACTATTTACGGCCATAACAAACGCCGAACTAACCGACCTAGACTTTAGCGACCTAGACCACTTTAGCAATTCGAGCGCAATAATTGGCAGCTTTAGTTTTACGCAAGCCAACGGGTTTAAATACGTCTTACCTTACGACACGGACAACCTTTACAACGTCCGCCAAATTAAGCCCGCTATTTACGCGAAGACTTATTTCGACCGCATATTTGCCAACGCGGGTTTTACCTACACATGGGCGAACTTACAAAACGCTAGGTTTGATAAATTACTCATTCCTTACAACGGCGAAGAAAACCAAATAGACTGGACAGACTACAAAGTCGAAGCGCGCAACACGTACACCACTAGCAACACACAACCAACAAACGGCTACTTTCTAGGCTTTTTCGAAACGCTTACGGGTTGGACTGAAACGTTAGACACGCAAGGCATATTTGACCCTACTACGGGTGAATACACCGCACCTACGGACGTAGACCCGTCGGCTTCTCAGTCTTACGAATACAAGTTTAATATTACTTATGAGGTAACGTTTGAAAACACTGGGGCTAGTGACGTGCAACCATACGTTTTCAACTCGCAGTCTGGTACTTATGTAGCTGCACCTAGAACGTTTACGCCGTACTTACAAGCCGTTAGCCCTATCGGACAAGGTGCAAGTTCATTTCTTACGCCTATTGTAATTAGTACGCCGCTAGGATCTGGTACAACTATTTTAGGAACGTATCAAAATACGGGAATAACAACGCCTTCGCCTTTCATTTCAGCGGGTGATATTCTAGAATTGCGTGCTGGTCTGATTTCAAACATGACATTTGGGCAGTACGCGTGGCGAACTTCGGCGGGTGTAGCAACGCAAGTAAACGTCAATATTGATATTATTGATATACGTCTTGAAATAATACCTAACAGCTACGTGCAACCAATTGGCGGGGTCATTACAATGAACCAATATGTGCCACAAAAGGTAAAGCAAAGCGACTTTGTTAAGTCAATCTTTCAAATGTACAATTTGTTTGCCGACGTAGACCCGAACCAACCTAACAACATAATCTTAACACACCGCGACGAATACTACGACAACGGAACCGAACGCGACTGGACATATAAACTAGCCAAAGACCGCGAGCAAAACCTAGAGTTCTTACCCGACGTCACAAACAAGCGTTTAGTCTTAACCTACAAACAAGACACGGACACGCCAAACACGTTGTATTTTGATGCGACACGCGAAATATACGGACAGCAAGAATACATTTTTAATAGTGAGTACGTTAAAGACGTAGACACGAAAGAACTTTTGTTTAGCCCGACGCCAATAGCCCAAACAACATTCGGCGCAATTGTACCCATGATTGACGGCCAAGCGCCTAAGACGAACATAAGAATACTTTACGACGGCGGCGAACAAAGCTGCGGATCTTACGACATTATCGACGGGGGTGTAACGGGTACTTACGGGGTTACGACTTACCCAGCTATTACGCATTTCGACAACGCGTTAACGCCTAGCTTCGACATTAACTTCGGGACGTGTGACTTTTACTATTACACACCGCAAACGCTGACTAACAACACGCTTTACAATATGTATTGGCGTCGTACAATTCAGCAAATTAACGAGGGTAAAATGCTAAGTGCGTTTTTCTACTTGAAAGAAAATGACATACATAGTCTAAAGCTTAGCGACAAAATACGCATAGACAATTCTTGGTGGAATATTAACCGAGTAATTGATTACAACGCAAACACGGACGGCCTTACCAAAGTCGAACTTATAAGCGTAGACACCGAAATAAACTTAGCGCCTTTCATTACAAACACGGGTAACCCTACACCAAACCCGAATGTTCAAGCCGCTTTAAATTCCGTGCTTAGGTCTTCGGCTATTTCTGGTAACGTAATACTAGAAGGTTCTCAAGTTGCTGTAATGGGTCGCGGTAACACAATAGCGCAAGGCGTGCGAGGGTTGGTAATTGGCGACGGCATAACGCTAAACGAAGACGGGATAGTAACGCCTAGAATAAACGGCGCGGCGGTTCAAAGTTCTACATACATAGCTAACCTAACGCAAACGGGAACGGCTGCCCCTACGGCCATAGAATTAAGCAATAACATAGGCTTATTAACTTGGACGCGCACCGCTTCGGGTGAATACTTAGGAACGCCGATAGCGCCTTTCGACCCGTTGTATACCTTCGTAATGATCAACAACGTAGAACATGACTTCTTGACGAGTTCCTACATTAACACGGACGGGAATATAGTAATTGTAACGTGTAGAACTAGCGGCCATAGCCATCAAGACGACGTACTAAACAACACCACCCTAGAAATTCGCACCTACTAAAAGTAATATTGTTATGAATGAAGTCACAATACCTTTAAAACTTACGGGCGTCGGCTCAATGAAAGCCGAGTTAAGGCAGTTAAAAGCCGAAATAGCGGCGGCAACTGACCCCACACAAATGGCAGCACTTGCACAAAAAGCGGGTGAGCTTTCTGATAAGATAAAAGACGCAAACGAAGCTGTAAGTGTGTTCGCGTCGGGTTCTAAATTTGAACAAATTGGCAATTCATTCGACGGAATTAAGTCTAGTTTAATGTCTTTAGACTTTGAAGAAGCTAACGAAAAGTCGAAAGTGTTTGCCACAAACTTAGGTAAGCTAGGCAAAGCTGACATTTCGGGCGCAATTAAAGGCATTACGGGAACTATCAAAACACTAGGCGGGGCTTTCGTTAAACTAGGAATGCAAATACTAGCCAACCCTATCTTTTTACTTGTCGCAGTTATTACTGCTATTGTAGTAGGCATAGGTATTTTCCTAAATAAAATAGGAATTTTACAAAAAGCGTTCGACTTTTTAATGATTCCTATAAACGCCATAATTGACGGCTTTAAAGAAATGACCGACTGGCTAGGTTTAACCCAATACGCAGCCGAAGAAAACGCCGAGAAAATGGGTAAGGCCAACGAAAAGGCCGCCGAAAGTTCTAAAAAACGCGCCGAGAAAATTGCCGATTCTTACGACATTGAAATAGCAAAAGCAAAGGCAGCGGGTAAAGATACCACCGAACTAGAAAAAGCTAAGAGTAAGGCAATAAGTAAAGAAGCGCAAGGGCGTTTAAAAGACCAACAAAAGGAATACGCCGCATTACAAAAAATTGCGTCTAAGGATAACCTAGAACGCCGTAAGAAATTACGCGAACAAATAGAAGCTGAAAAGAAAATTATAAGTGAAGGGCGTAAAGAACGTGCTTTATTACAAATAGAAGACGACAAAGAACAAGCGGAAAAGGCAAAAGAAAACGCTAAGAAAGCCGCTGAAAATGCTAAGGCATACGCTAAAAATAGACTAGACGCACAGCGTACAATTAAAGATATTGAAATAAGTTTAATTGCCGACGAAACCGAACGCGAAATAGCTGCTACAAATGAGAAGTATAAGCGCCTAATTGAAGACGTAAAGAAAAACGAAAATTTAACTGGCAAAGAAAAAGTAGAACTTACCAAACTTTACGAAGCGCAAAAGCAAGCTGAACTAGACAAGGCAGCTAAGGTGCAAGCTGACGCCGACGCGAAACGCCGCGAACAAGTTGCAGCGGGTGTAAAGTCTTACTATGAAGCTGAAGCACAAAAGGCCGAGGAAATACAAGAGCAAATTTACCAAGCTGGGTTAACTGATCAACAACGCGAACTTGAAACAAATAAATACCACTACGACGCGTTAATAGCTGAGGCTGAAAGATACGGGCTAGACGCTGTCGTTCTTAAAGAAGAACAAAAGAAAAAAGAAGAAGAAATAAATAAAAAGTACGCCGAAAAAGAAAAGCAAGACGCGCTAGCTCAAATTGAACTAGCTAAGCAAATACGCGACGCGAAAGTACAAGCAGCGGGGGACTATGCACAAAGTTTATTAAACCTTACTAGCTTAGTTGTAAAAGACCAAAAGAAAATTGAAAAGATAAACAAGGCTAGCGCTTTGGTTCAAATTGGTATTGATACGGCTAAGGCAATAAGTTCCTTAGTTGCGGCGGCAAATGCAAACGCATTAAACGGAGTTACTGGGGGTTTGGCGGGTGCCGCGCAATTTGCTAGCGGTATCTTACAAATTACCACAAACATGGTAAAGGCGAAGCAATTACTTAGCAACCCTAGCGGGTCGGCTACTGCGTCTAGCGGGGGTTCGTCTTCGGCTAGTTCGTCAACAGCGGCGGCCATAGTACCGCAAGTAAACTTGTTCGGTCAAGGCAACAACTTAAACACCGCGGGGCAACCTAAGAGCGCAAGCGCTTCACCTAGTTTTGTAGTTCAAGCGGTTGTAAGTGAAACAGACATAACAAGCACACAAACTAAAATAAATAAAATCAAACAAGGTTCTGAATTATGACAAGTTACCAAGCACTTATAAACGAAATTACAACGTTTTACGACAACCACATACAAGTTAAAAAGGTAGGTTCGGATTTCAAAGAACAAATGTTTAACTTCGCTACAAAGGACGAAAAATACCCTATTGTTTACATTGTACCCGTCACGGCTTTAGCTACTGAAAACACGAACGACTTTGTCTTAGAGATTTATTGTTTCGACATTATCCAAAAAGACCGCGCGAATATTAACGTAATTCTAAGCGACTGCCAGCAAATATTGTACGACCTTTACACGTACTTTATTAATTCTACAAATTACGCTTTTGACCTAGTGGACACGCCTAGTTTTGAGCCTTTAAATAATGACCTTTTAGATTACGCAGCGGGGTGGGTAATGACTGCAACTTACGCCGTGAATAACTGGACTGATTGCGCCGTACCGCTTAAACAAGAACCGAATTAATTTTAATATTGTTATGGAAATTTATAACCAGTCATGGGTATTTACAATATTGGCAAATTTGTATTCTAATCCTACACCACCAATATTTAACAATTGCGAATGGCAAACAATTGCCAGTAGATTGGCGGCTATTAACGTTTCTAACGGGTCGTGGAAACAAGCAATTTGCGAGGCAATTAATGCCCCGCACGTGGTAGGTAATTCTTATGAACAATCATTAGCGCAATATTTCGGAGCTAGTGAACCTATGAATGGGTCATGGATTGAGGCGTTAGCATACAATTTAAATAATTAATATTAATGAACCTAACACAGAAAATTAGCCAAATGACCCCTAAAGGGTCGGACTTACAAGCAACGGACTTAGTAGAAGTTTCTACTTTGGTAGGCGGTTCTTACGTGACCAAGTCGGTAACTGGCCAAGATATAATAGACGCCGCCGCGGGTGGTGGTGGAGTAACTGACATTACAACAAACGCACCTTTGGCAACAACGGGCGGCACAACCCCCGACCTTTCAATAAGCGAAGCGGATGCAAGCACAGACGGCTACATAACCGCTGTTGATTGGAATACGTTTAACGACAAGCAAAACGCTTTAACGCTTACCACAACGGGTACAAGTGGCGCGGCTACTTTGGTGGGTGACACTTTGAACATTCCGCAATATAGCGGTGGTGGTGGTGCGAGTGGTGTGCATACGCCTCTAAATTTTAATGCATTTTTATCAAATTACGCAACAAGTGCAGCATTAAACGGAACAAGTATTGGTAATTTTAGTATGATTGCTAATCAACTAATTGCTTATCCTTACATCCCAAGATTTTCATTTACTGCAACTGGATTTTATTTAAATGTACCAGTAGGAGTTGCTGGGAATTTAGGCAGAATTTTAGTATATGAAGATAATAACGGGGCGCCAACAACAAAAATATTTGAAAGCGCTAATCTCGACTTAGGTACAAGTGGTGTTAAAACGGCAGCAACAACATTTAATTTTGTTGCTGGGAATACTTATTGGTTAGCTTTTCATTGCAATTTAGTACCGAGTGGTTCTATAAGTGGTATTTCAGTTGCTAACGCTATAAATATAGCATTTTCAACAATAACAACAATAACAGCATTCACTCGAACTACTACATTTGGGACTAGTTCTCCATCTCCAATGAACCCAACACAAGCTGTAAATTCAATACTTCCGTTTATCGGAATAACTAAAGCCTAAACTATGCCACAAGTAAGAAACGAAATATACGATGAGAACGGACTTGTTCGCGTTGAATTTATAGAGGTTGACGAACCAACAGCCGAAGAATTAGTAGCGCAAAAAGAAGCTGAATTGCTTGCTTTGTACGCTGAATTGAAAGCACTAAAAGGGGAGTAATGGCATACAAAAACGACGGGACGTTTAACGTCCTTTACAAAACACGTAATAAGATTGCTAAGACTTTGCGCCGTATCATTGCCGAAGAAAACCTAATAGACACCGAAGCGCTTTATGATTCAATTAGGATCAATGCTAAAATACCCGCGTTGGGTGAATTAGAAATTCAAATTTTGGCAATGTACTATTTCGGGTTCTTGAACAATGGAACTAGAAACATGCTACCTTTCGACCTTTGCGCAAAGCTTACTGCACGTCTAAACGCTGAGGGTACAACCGCTGAAATTTACCAGCAGTATACAGAATGGATGGCTAAGCGTTACCCAATTCTACAAGTCGCTAGAATTTTAGGCGAAAAGAAAAGCATTGTTTACACGTTCGAACCTATCGGCGGTAGCTTTAGCGACCCGTTAGAATTTACTGGTTTCTAAGTAGCCCATTTCTTTACGCATACTTAACATATTAAACACGAATATCAAAGGCAGTTCACCGACTGCCTTTATTTTTGTTAGGTCACCTTCGCATAAATCAAACAGCAAACTTTCCCACCCCCATTTCTTAGACTTCTTGGCTTGTTCTTGCGCCTTTAAACTTTCCTTATAGTCTTCTAAGCTGTCAAAGTCTTTAACGTCTAGGGTTTCGTCTTCGTCTTCGTCGTCTTCATTAAACAAATTTTCGTATTTCTTTAGAAAGTCGTCGCGCCATTTTAAGAACTCGGGAATAAGCCCGTAAACTTGGGTAATTTTAAGGTCGTCGAACTTGTCGAATACGTCGAACGGGTTAAACACGTAGGGTTCAAATTCAATATTTTTCCAATTATCGGTATTAATGCGCCTGTAAAACACGGAAACAATATGCGAAATGTGCTTTAAGTAGTCGTTTGACAAGAAAAAGTTAAGGTCTATAAATTCGTCAAGCGTTAGCTTCTTAAACGGTTTTAAAATGTACGTTTCTCCGTCTATTATTACTTCGCTTGCATGTGCTTTTTTAGGCTCGCTAAGAACCCATTTAGCCGACTTAAATAGTTCGCCTATTTCTTCTAAAGAAAGTTCTTCTAGGTCGTCCGTAGGTACGTCTAAAAGTATTGCAAGCGTTTCTAGTTGCGTATTAAAAAAGCCCTCGGCGTCTTTGAGTTCGCGAAGTTCTTTAAATTGGTACAACTTAACTTCATGCCACCCCTTCGGTACTATCATTTAAGCTTTGAACTTGTTTGTTAATTGTTTCGGCAATGGCTACTAGGTAAGGCACGGCAACTTCGGCGGGCATTTCACGAATTATTTTAGCCTTAAACTTAATATGCGCGTCGGTGTAGTGTTCGGTTTTGCTTAAGTCCGTTCTTTTAAAGACAACCGCCAACGCTTCGGAAATAAACCCTTTGTGTTTGTGCGCTAAAATCTTTTCAATATGCTTAGTGTCTTTAGCCGTTAGTTTAAATTCTGTGTCGTATGCTTGATACGTGTAGCTGTCGGCTTCAAAACGTTTTAACAATACACCTTCGGGAGCTTTAGCCGTGTTGAATAAACGGATAGCCTCTTTGAAGTCTTCAAGTTCTAAGTCCTCAGCTTCTTGTACACCCATGTACTTAAAAACTTCTAAGTGTTTTTCGACGTGGTCTAGCTTTTCATTTGAATGAATAGCCGTAATGTCTTCGAATTGTTGGATTGTGAGTTCGTTTAATTCGTTCGGAATCTCTTTGTTACAAATTGTTACCATAGTTTTTTTGAACAAATATAAGGGTTTTTTAATATGGTTATGGTTAATGACTTACCCATTTACAAAATAACTATCGACCCCGAATATTCGGACGGCGAAGAATTAGGCATCGAACAAATTGCCTTTACCTCAAACCCCGCTATAAAAGTGCGTGGGTTAGCTTTCGAAAACGTTGCAAAACGTTTCTTTAGCGACAACCTAAAATACCGCGTTACAGCGCCTGCAATGATCCCTATGGAAATATACAGACGCGACGACGACGGCGAATATTACGTACAATTCGACGAACAAACCATCGAACAGATTTATGTTAAGTTCATGAAGGACCTTTCTAATAGAAACGTCTTCAACTTAGAACATGACCAAAGTAAAGAAGTTCCCGCTTACATTTTAGAAGCGTGGATTGTCGAAAACCCTACCCAAGATAAAGCACTTACAACCTACGGCATCGAAGTACCAAAAGGAACTTTAATGTTAACGGCACAAATTACCGATGTTGACTATTATAATCAACTAGTAAAAGACGAACAAATCGGATTTTCAATCGAAGGCTTTTTGGGAATGAAATTAAGTAAACACTTAAAACAAAATAACATGAATTTCCCAGACGGAGAACACCTTTTAGAAGGTAAAATTTACGTGGTTAAAGACGGCCAAGTAATCGAAATTAAAGAAGTAGAAAAAGAAGAAGTCGAAATGGCTGAAGTAACGGAAGAAGTTACCGAAGAAGTAGCCATGGAAGACACTAGCGTAACCGAAGAAGAGGTTGTAGAAGAAGAAGTAGAAACGGAAATGGCTATTGATCCAGTAATGGACGCCGAGGCAATTGCTGCTATTGTTATGCCTTTAATCGAAGAACGCGAAAAAGCATTAATCGGAATGATTGCAGACCTAAAAAATCAAATTGAAGAATTAGGCGTAATCAAAGAAGAAGAAGAAATCGAAATGGCTAAGGACACAAAAATGTCAGCATTTGACAAGTTCAAAGCGTTTCGCGCATCAAACAAGTAAACAAGTAAAAACAAAATAAAAACCAAACAAAAAAATGAGAAATCTTAAATTTGACTTGGACGTAGAAACAAACGCGCTTCTTTGTCCTAACCCAGACGAGTTCTACTCAAAAGCTTATTTAACCGAAGACATCGCGGACAACTACCGCACTTTGCCGGGAATTAAGTCAGCTACTAAATTGGCTAACGTTACTTTCGGCAACCTTTTGGCTGCATCAACTTGTAACTTTACTGCCCCTACTGACCAATTAGACGCAGTAGACATCGACGTGTGTGCGCTTTCAGCAATGAGCCAAATTTGCCAATTTGACCTCGAGCAGTCTTTCTTGGCTTTGCAAATGTCTCAAGGTTCTAACGGCGATTTCAGCGTACCATCTTTCATGTCTTACTACTGGAATGAAATGGCTGGCCGTATCGGTAACGACCTCGAACTTATCCGTTGGCAAGGTGACACAGAAAGCACTGATCCAGTTCTTTCATTGTGTGACGGCTACCTCAAAAAATTGTGTGCTGACACAGACGTAGTAGGTCTTTATACTGACGCTATTACTAGCGCTAACGTATTGGCTCGCATGACTAGCGTACTTCAAGCTTCACCAGCTGCAGTTCAATCTAAGCGTGCTGACCTTCGTTTGTTCGTTTCTAGCGACGTATTCGTAAACTACCAAATTGCTGCTGCTTCTGGTAACACTTTGACTTACGTAACAGCTCCTTTGGCACCTACGTTCTTAGGTATTAAAATCGTTCTTGCTGAAGGTATGCCAGTTAACACTATGGTTCTTGCTTTGAAAACAGACCTTATCTACGCATTCGACGCAGAAGGTGACGCTAAAGCTTTGAAAGCTGTTAACCTTAGCGACTCAGTTGCTGAGCCTTATATCCGCACACGTGCGAACTTGAAAGCAGGTTTCCACTATACGAACCCAGCGCAAATTGTAGTTTACAACGTTTGTTTCGACTAGTCGTTAATTACAATTTAAAATATACGGGGCGGCCATAAAACGCCGCCCTTTTTTATAACCAAAAAAATTTAGAAAACATGGCTTGTGCTACATTACAAGAAATCCTAAAAGGATGCGACAACAATAGCGGCGGTATTTACACCCTATTAATTAACCAACAAGACAACATTACGGGTGTTACTACACTCGAAACTGGTACAAACTGGGAAGTTACAGACATTAATCACAGCGAGCCTTTTATCGCTTTGGAGTTCAAAAGAAACACGGGTAACTTTACCGAAGACGGAACTATTGACCTAGTAAACGGGTCTTCTTACGTTACTCAAACAATTAACTTAATGTTTCACAGACGCGACCAAGAGAAGTCTAAAGCTATCAAAATTCTTGGTGCTGGCCAACAATACTTGGCAGCGGTAGTAGGTGACGCAAACGGCAAATATTGGTACTTCCCATTCTTGCAAGTAACAGCTTACGGCGAAGGTTCGGGAACGGCTCGCGCGGACGGCTCAAAATACAGCCTTACTTTGGTTGCAGAAAACCCTGAGTTAGCTTACGAAGTAGACCCAGCGATTTTACCTGATTTATTAGTGTAATTTTTTCCTTACCAAACATAGTTAGCCCCCTCATTGAAGGGGGTTTTCTATTTGAACAAGTCTCAAACGAATTTTAATATTGTTATGATTTACATTGAAAAAGGCGAAATAAACACGTTTGCGCTTACTTTAAGCGAAGTAACGACGTTAGTAGACCCTTTTTATTTATTCGTCTTTGAGGGCGAATTTAACACGGCAACCGAACCCATTTTGTGGGCGGGCGTTGACACTTCGAATTTTCCTACTCGTTACAACTTGTTCACTTTAGAAGAAGGCGTAGACCTTGAACTTACACGCGGTCAATACACTTATTCAGTTTACGAAAGCGACGAAGAAATAATAGTAGACGAAAACACGAATACAAACGGACTTAATTTAATAGAAGAAGGTCGCCTAGTAGTTGCGGGCGGTTCTACTTCTAGCATATACGACTAATAAAATGGGAATTTTCGATAGATTCAAACAACAAAAACCCGAAGTAATAGAAGGGTATCAAAGCTTTTCAACGCCTTTCGGTAAAATCGGACGCGGCGACTTGTCGTTACCTTACGTTAATGGACGTTACCAAGTAGCGGGCTATGTGCCGTTCGGAAGTGACAACCTATTCCCAGAAACTTTAAACCAACTTTACTACACGTCGCCTTTACATGGGGCTATTGTAGACTTCAAAGTAAACGCAGCTATCGGCGCGGGCTATGAATTAAAAACGGACAAGCTTACACCGCAAGAACTTCTAGACCTTTACACTTGGGAAAAGAAAATGCGCCTAGCTAAGTCTGTTAAAGCCGTTGCTAAGCAACTTGTAATGCACAACCGCGTGTACTTTAAGTTGCATTTTGACGCTAAAAGCAAGCTTCATAAAATCGAAAACGTAAGCCCCGAAAAAGTACGTATCAACAACACAAAGACTTGTTACTATTTGTGCGACGACTGGGCAAGCCGTATTGACGTAGAAGAAGTAAAACCTTACCACCCGCTTAATACTGACAAATGTCAGCTTTATTCTTACGAATTACCTAGTATCGGTCAAGATTATTATTCTTTACCTACCTATTCAAGTGCTTTAAACTTCGCCTTTTTGTCGGGTGAACTTTCGTACTTTGCAAAGTCGAACATTCAAAACTCAATTTTCCCAGCTTTTGCAATGATGTTCCCAAAACGTCCTCAAAGCGAAGAAGAAAAGAAAGTATTACGCGACACAATAGACCGCATGAAAGGCGCTGCCAACGCTGGTAAAGGTGTGGCCTTTTTTGCCAATAGTCAAGATCAATTGCCGAAGATTGAGTCAATCCCTACAAACCAAAACGACAAACTTTTTCAAGAAGCTAGCACGCTAAACACGGAGCAAATTTGTTTTGCCCATACGATAGACCCTATTTTAATGGGTGTACGCACAACGGGAAGCCTAGGCGGTGGCGCAGACATTAAACAAGCTTACATTATCTTTGAAAAGAACGTAGTTATTCCGTTGCGCGAAATGGTTACCGAAATATTCACGGAACTACTTAATATTTCTAGGCTTAAAGCTGACTTTAGTATTAAGAATTTCCAAATAATTAATGAAACAATTGTAGAAGTTGAAGGCGACGCATCGAAAACACAAGACGCCTTGAACGCAATGAGCCCGCTTGTAGCTACTAAAGTTTTGGACACCATGACACCTAACGAAATCCGCGCACTTGCAAGCTTACCACCCGTTGAAGGTGGCGACGTAGTAGCTTCACAACAACCCGCCCAAACATTTAAGAAATGATTTACTTCATTACCGAAACATACCTAAAGACGAACACGCCTATTACGGCTAACGTAGACGTAACAGACGTAACACCATACATTGCTACACAAAGCGACCTTAGAGTACAACCAATTCTAGGCACAACGTTTTACAAGTACATGTTAAACGCGTACAACACGCAAACTTTGACGAACGACGAAGAAACGCTTGTAGAATTTATACAACCCGTTGTAGCTTGGCGCTCGGCTGAGGATGCGGTCTTCGGTCTTTCGTACCAACTTAAGAACAAAGGTATACAAACGCAATTCGGGGACTATTCGGGCAGCGTTTCACGTGCTGAGGTGGCGTTTTCAATGGAGCATTACGCACAAAAAGCCAGCTTTTACGAACAAAGGTTAATCAAATACCTACTAGCTAACAAGAATTTGTACCCGCAATTCACTAGCCAAACAAATAAAGACACCGACTTGCGCCCACAGATTGACGCGTGCGATTGCGTGGGTACGTGCTGGGGACGTTGCGGACAACGTTACAACGACAACGGGTACAATAACCAAATAATGGTTTTCTAATGACTGAGTTTGTAACTTTAGTAAAAAAGTACGGCGTTACGGGTGTTTTATGCCTTTGGTTATGGCACACGGACAACCGACTTAATAAAGTCGAAACGGCCCTTTACGACTGCTACAAACAACAAAGCTTTAGACAAGCTACAAAAACACGAATAGACATACCTGAACGCTTATTTGCAGTCTTACCAAATGATAAAAAAACTAATAAACGAAACTTTAAGGCCTAGCGGCAAATGGTCTATTAAAAGGCTATCCGCTTTTACGTCGTTTTGGATCGCGGTTCTTTACGCCTTTGCGCCTTTAGTGACTACGTTTAAAGTTCACGAATTTGTTTTTGTAGGTTTGCTAGGTTACTCGGCTACGTCTTTAGGTCTTTCAGTATGGAACAAGAAAATAAAAGCACCTCACTTGACTGCGCAGGAATACTGAACACAGAGAACCCCCGCTGATAACGTTGGCGGGGTTTATAATGTCCCGTAAATAGCGCAAAAAACTGGACAAATGTACATTTAAAAACAAGTTATGATAACAACCGCCCAAGCCTTAGCAAAATACGGACAACCTAACGAAAGGGGAACGTACCTAACGACTATCAATTTACCTTACCCTATGCGCATTGCTTGGGACTTAGACACTAAAGTAACAAAGATGAGATGCCATAAGCTAGTTGCAGATGCTTTTTTAAGCGTGTTTAACGACCTTTTGGCCGTGTATGGGTACGAACGTTTGGTAGAACTAGGAATAGACCTTTACGGGGGTTGTTTTAACTTTCGTAAAATGCGCGGTGGTTCGTCTTGGTCTCGTCACGCTTGGGGTATTGCCATAGACTTAGACCCCGCACGTAACACTTTAAAAGAAACTTCTAAGACTGCGCGCTTTGCACGTCCTGAGTATAAACCAATGATTGACATTTTTTATAAGTACGGATTTATTTCACTCGGTAAAGAAAAGAATTATGACTGGATGCACTTTGAAATCGCCAAGTAAACTCATTTTGTCGCTTATATTGGCAATATTTGCGACATCTTGCGGTGTTAATTACCACGTTCGTAAAGCCTTTAAGAAAGGTTACCGATGCGACGAGGTGGCGGACACCATACAAGTCTTAACCATTGACTCAATTCCTTACGTTTTAAGAGACTCTATAATGTGGGAAAAGGTATTAGTCCAAAAAGATACAATAGTGCGTTACAAGCGTTCTTTTGTGCCTAAAACGCGGTTTCAAACACGTATCGAATACAAGTTAAAACGCGACACCTTGAAAATGATACAAAAAGTTGAGGTCGTCAAATGGAAAACGGAAAAGCATAAGAACGTTAAGCCTAATATTTTATTACTAGTTTTAGGTTTTGCGGTGGGTATCTTTACCAATTACCTACTTAGACATTATAAAACCCCTTTATGAAGATTCCTAGAATAAGACTAAAAGCGGATGAGCTTGCAATAATACAGCAATACCGCGCAATAAAAGAACAAGCCAACGGGCTAGGTCTAGACGAAAAAGACGTAAAACACGGATGGCTAAAATCAAAAGATGCTAGTTTGTTCTTTAAAAATCCGTCTTTTGGTAATGAGTTCGACGTTAATAAGATTGATTTTAAGAAACTATTTGAAGACGTACCGCCGTTAGCTACTGAAAGGATACGTAAAGGCGAACTAAAGGGCGAATTTGACAAGCTAGTTTTTACCGACGTACATATAGGTATGGACGCAAGCGACAAAGGCCGTTCAATGTACCCAACCGAATGGAACGAAGCTTTACTTTTTGAACGTCTTACGCAAATGGTGAATTTTACCCTAGAAAAACAAGAAAGTAATATACTTTATATTTCGGATCTAGGCGACTTTCTAGACGGGTTTAACGGACAAACAACTAGGGGTGGCCATGCGTTGCCTCAAAACATGTCAAACCAAAAAGCGTTCGACGTTGGCTTTATGTTTAAGGTTCGTCTTTTAGAAGCCCTCGCACCACACTACAAATTGATTGTATTTAGAAGCGTTTGCAACGACAACCATAGCGGCGACTTCGCGTACTTCGTGAACCAATCGGTAAAAAGCTACATTGAAACCCAATTAAAGAATGTCAAGGTAATTAACCAAACGTCGTTTATTGACTGGGAACTAGTCGGTAATTATTGCTTTGTTTCGACGCATGGTAAAGATACCCACAACCTTAAACACGGATTTAAACCAAAGATTGATCCGAACCAAATAAACAAAATAGTCGGCTATTTACACACCCAAGACTTACTTAATAAAGGTTACGAAATCATTTTTGAAAAGGGCGACTCACACCAATACTTATTTGATGCGTCTAGTTCGGACGTGTTTAAGTATTACAATTACCCCGCTTTTAGCCCGTCTAGTAACTGGGTAGCTACAAACTTTCAGCTTGGACGCTCTGGATTCATACACTTTAACTATGGGTTATTAACAAAGAGCATAAACGAATACTTTTTTAAGTAAATTGCAACACTTTTTTCTAGTTCTGTTTTGAAGCCAGCCTTTCGGGGTTGGCTTTTTTAACTTAGCACCACCTTACAATTAGCGTTGTAAGCCCTAGCCAGCCTTTCGGGGTTGGCTTTTTCGTATTATAATAGGATATTAGCAAACATTTGCGTACCTAATCGGGTATAAACAGATTAAACTTACATTATATTGCACCTTTTCGGGTACGTTATGTATAAAAAATTCAAAAATCTATACACAACAGCTTTGTTTTGTAACAAAATAAGGGTAAATAATTTCCAATTTTGTCACAAAATAAGGGTAAAGCTATTCAGACACGAACCTATACTCTAATTTTTTGTTAAATATTTTTGCCATTTTATGCAGTATGTTAAGCGTTAATTTTCCTTGCATTTCCCTTACTTCTATTTCGTGAATAGACTGGGCAGAACATCCGTATAATTCACCCAACATAGCCATAGACATATTTTTATTTAACCTTTCGTTTTTAATTAGTCCTATAATTGGCATCTTTTCGTAAGGTTTAAAACCATATTCCCACATCAAACAATCGTGACTACTAAAATAATTTAGTATTTCGGCATCATAAACAAACCATTCTCCATTTACGCGCAAATCTTTAAACTTTTGGTGTAGTTCTTTTTCTAAATTGAAACCGCCTTTTATTAAGTGAATCAATTTTAATTTAATTGGAGTTGATACTTGCAACCGACTAAAGCGATTATTGATGTCATTAGTATGTCCAATTTTTAAATATTTGTCTTCGTGTGAGATTAAGTATATCATTTTATCAAGATTTAACCTTATAAAGGTACTGAATTTAATTGATTTATCAGGTTACTTATGTTATAATTAAAGGGTAAAACCTTAAAACACAAAAAAAAGTTTGCGTCTGAAAGCCTTGTAAAATAAGGAAATCTAAAAAAATGTTAAAAAAATATGTTAAAAAGTTTGGTAGGTTGTGAATAGTATCTATATTTGCATATAATCTTTTAACAAAAACAACATGAACAAAGAACAAATTTTAGAACTTATCCGCAGTCAAGAACAAGAATTGTACAAGGACTTTAGACATTGCCAAGGGCAATACGGCACAGACCACAAACACACGCGTTATGCTTTAGGCGCATGGGGTTCAATGTTAAACTTACTAGAAACAATTGAAAAAGATGAAAACATTAATAAATAAATACGGGTTCTTGTTTAAAGACTTAAACGAAGACGAGCGCCAAATTTTAGGCGGTGGCATTATTGCAATTTTAGGTTTTGCGTTTTTAATTTGGCTCATGTCTACGAACACTTTGCCCGTTCTAGACGCCAAAGCAACTGACACCCAAACATACAAACAAAAGACGTACGAACTTAGCCCGTCTTACGACAAGTACATGAACCACGTATATAACTCTAAATTCAAATAAAATGATTGTTACCGAAATTAAAGACTTTGAAGTTTACCGACCTAGCGACATGAACCTAGTGTATTTGCACGTAACACTACACGACGAAGGCGACACAAACACGAACGGCGAAATACTAGCCGAATACGAAATAGAAATTTACGACGCTTACGCAAACTATAAAATAACGAAAAAAGACTACAATGAAACACTTACTATCAAACAAACAAAAGACTGCGACGACTACCTTACGACGCTTTACGAAGCCAACTACTTTGAAGACGCTTATATTCAAGAATACAACGAAACAGACGACGAGGAACTTAGTTGGTTCATTTAACCACTACCAAGTGAACCGCTTTTGGACATCATTCAACCACGACCTTTACAACCGAATTTGTGAAATCAAAATGCAAGAAATATGAAATGGAAACTAACTTATTACGTCGGATCTAAACCCGTCGAAAGCTGGGTTTTAAACTCGCAAAGCCTAGCCTACTGGAAAAAGCACGACCTACTAGCAACGGGTCAATACGAATTAGGAAAATTTAAAGTAGAACAAATATGAAGCGCAACACCAAAGCAAAAGTTTTATTTTTAGCCGAACTTCATAACGCCAAGATTGACGCAATTAGAAGCGGTTTAAGTCCTATTCAATGGCTCAAAACAACCAGTGTTTATGTCGAAGACTGGAACCAAAAAGAATGGCACATAGCCGAGGAATTAGAAAAATACTACCAACAGAAAAACGAAAATAAATATTTCATAATTGAATGTGAATGGAAATTGTATGAATGCGCAAGGGAGTTATGTCGAATATTTAAAAAACAAGGTTGGTTTTATAGCGTAAACATTACAAAAAACGTAGAAGAATTTGAAGTAAAAGAAGTAACTAAAGAAGAATTTTATAATACAATACATTTTTAACATGAACAAACTAGGACTAATAAACGAACTCATCGAAAAATACGGACTACTTAACAAGTCAAGAAGACGCGACGTATTGTACAAACGTTACTATCTTTACAATGAATTAAGAATTTGCGGATTTAGTCTTTCGGACATAGGCCGTTACTTTGACAAGAACCACGCTACAATTTTACACGGGCTTCGTGTTCACAAAGACTTAACTAGCTACAAAGATACGGACTACTTAGCTGAGACGTGCGCGCTTCAAGCTTACTTAGACGGCGCTGAGTTACCCGACATATCTAAAGTGTTTAAGACGCGAAAAGACTACGACATAAAGACGGACATACTTAAAGCCCACAACATGGCAGCTTTCAAACGTATTCAAAGACGGGTAAAGATGGGTTTTTACGAAGAAATTTTAGAAGACAAGCAACTTTTAGTAGAATAAAACGTTATATTTGTAGACGAGTTGGCTGGACACCATAAACTCAAAAGGAATTATTTACCCTCAAACCGACTTGCACGTCCAGCCGCAACGAAGTTTGGGGGTTTTTTATTACCTAAATTTGCAAAATGGCAAAAGACAAAAAATCGTTTATCCTTTACGTTGATCAAAAGGACTTGTTTAATAAGCTGCCCGACGAAATAGCGGGTAAATTGATTAAACACATTTACGCTTACGTTAACGACGAAGACCCAAAGGCGGAAGACTTAATTGTGGACATAGCATTTGAGCCAATTAAACAGCAATTAAAACGTGACTTAAAATTATTTGAAAGCGTAAAAACTAAACGTAGTGAGGCTGGTAAAATTGGCGCTAGCAAAAGATGGGGTGAAATGCAAAACGATGCGACCGCATGCGAAGACATGGCAAACGATGGCAAACGCATTTTGAGTATAGCAAAAATGGCTGTTAATGATAATGATAATGTAAATGATATAAATATAATAGACTTTGAGTCTTTACTTTTATTATTGCAGGCTACATTTAAAAGAAAGTTTAGAGTAATGAACGACAAAGTTAAAAGGTCGTACAAAGCACGTATAAAAGAAGGGTACACAATAGACGACATTAATAACGCCATAAAAAACGCAGCATCTACGAAATACCATAAAGACAATAATTACCAATACTGCACACCCGAATTTTTTAGTAGGGCCGAAATAATAGACAAGTACAGCGGTCTTACAATAGTTACCGAAAGCGATAGTATCTTAGCACACCTAAAAAACAATTAACATGCTACTCAAACAAGGCGACGCGCTGCAATACTTACTCGACGTAAGGGACGGCAAAATAAAACAAGGTCTTGGCTTAGATTGCTACCTAGACGAACACCTAAAATTTAAACCTAAGCAACTAAACATAATCTTAGGACACGACAACGTAGGTAAGACGTACTGGATAAATTGGTATTTCCTTACCCTAGCTTTAAAACATGACCTTACCTTTTGCATTTGGTCGGGTGAAAACCAAAAGGGGCAAATACTACGCGACATGGTGCAAATGTACCGCGGCAAACACTTTAACAAGTTGACCCATTCACAAATAGCGGGCGACGTTGCGTACTTAGAGCAATATTTTACATTTATTGACAACTCGAATTTGTACAAACCCGAAGAAATACTAGCGCTATTTGAAAAAAGTGGGTGCAAAGTTGGGTTAATTGATCCATTCACGGGGCTAGACCGCGAAATGTCGTTTGCTGGGAATTACGAATTTATGAATACTGCACGTCAATTTGTCAATAGTACGGGTATGACTATCTACATAAACACGCACCCAAATACTGAAAGCGGACGAAGCGGTAATTTATACACCGAAGGCGAATTAAAAGGGCATTTGAAAGCCCCCTTAAAGGACGGAATCGAAGGGGGTAAGGCATTTTTAAACCGCTGCGACGATATGCTAGTAATTCACCGACTCATTAAACACCCAGAATACAAGTTTAAAACGTGGGTTAACGTCGAAAAAGTTAAGGACACCGAAACGGGCGGCAAACATACCGAAATAGACTACCCTGTAGTTTGCGACTTTAATAGTGGGTTAGGGTTTACAATTAACGGAATTGACCCCTTACAAAAACACCGACCAAAAGACATACAAAAAACAATAACCGAAGGGCTAATTTCGACAAGCCAAAAATTACGCAACTTAAACACTTTTTAAAATGGAACTGGATCTAAAGATTTTATGGGCGAAAAACACCCTTTGGGTAGTCCGCGAACGAATTAAAAACGTACGCTTAAAACTCGAAAAGGATAAACCAGACGCAAAGGACTACATTAACGGCGGTAAGGATAGCGAAGAGCAATTATTGAAAACCGAACTAGTAATAATCGAAATGCAAAACGAAATTGTAAGTTTAAACCGCGAGTTAAACCAACTAGCTAGACGCAACGCACAATTAAGGGTTGCATACGACGAACTTAAAAACGAACTAAAATTTAAAAACATTGAATTATGAACACACCGCTACAAATGCTCATTGAACAACTAGACCAAAAAATAGAATTAGTAAATAGATTTCTTAAAACCCAAGACGAAGTAGGCGTTTATATGTACACGGGTCTTTTAGCTGGCTTTTCTGAGTCTAAATTAATGGCAGAAAAATTACTTGAAAACGAACTAAAATTTAATAACATTGAATTATGACAAAAGAAACTAAACTAGTAGCCTTAACGGCATTCTTACCCGTGTTAGCTGACTTTATCGAAGACCTTAACGACCAGTATGTATTTAAACAAACCTTGAAACGTAAGGCAAACATACTAGCCGAAGAAATACAGCGCGTGGATAGAGACGTTTTACGCATAGACAACGAAACGGCGGCAAACATTTTTAACCAGCAAATAGAATTGCAAATAGCCTTTCGTCAATGGATCAATGAAAGCATAAAATTTTAGTAATGAGGTGTAAAAATTGCCGCGACAAGTTTGAACCAGTTCGCTTCAACCAAAAGTTTTGTTTAAAAGACGAATGCTTAAAAGCCTTTGTAGAAGACGTAAAGCAAAAGGAATGGAAAAAGACTAAGGCCAATCTAAAAAACGACCTTAAAACGACAACGGACTGGCTTAAAGAAGCCCAAAAGGTATTTAATACGTTTATTCGTCTTCGCGATCGCGGTAAGCCTTGCGTAAGTTGCGGCGGTTCTTTGGGCGAAAAGTACGACGCTGGGCATTATTTCAGCATGGGCGGACATAAAGCCGTTACGTTTAACGAGGATAACGTACACGCTCAATGTGTAACGTGCAACCGATACAAACACGGGAACTTATTAGAATACCAAATAGGCATAGAAAAGCGCATAGGCCCCGAACGTCTACTAGAATTGCACGAAAAAGCGCATGATATCCGAAAGTACACCGCCGACGAACTGAAAGAAATTATAAAAAAATATAAAAAAAAGATTGCAGAATTAAAATAACACCTATATTTGCATATAATAACTAAACAAAACAGAACATGAAAAATTTATTTAAAGCGTTGGCAGCATTCCAACAAGAAGTACCTGTAATTCACAAAGGAACGCAAGGGTTTGGCTATTCTTACGCTGACTTACCCGCAATTTTCGACAAAATTAATCCGTTACTAAAGAAACACGGGCTAGGCTTTACCCAAATGCTAGACACTAAGGACGGCATTGACTACATTGTAACGCTAATTTTCCACGTCGAAAGCGGCGAAAACCTAGAAAGTAAAGTTGCAATACCACACGTAACGCTTAAAGGTATGAACGACTTTCAAAGCTTTGGATCGGGCGTGACATATTACCGACGTTATGCCCTTAGTTCGTCTTTAGGACTTGTTACGGACAAAGACACGGACGCAAGCGGCGAACAAGTAAAGAAATTACCCGCTATTGACAACAAACGCTTTCAAGACGCGTGCAAAGCAATTGTAGACGGCAAAGTAACCAAAGAAAAGATAACGTCTAGCTTTACTTTAACCGAAAGTCAAACCGAAATGTTGAACGCTATATGAATACTTTTAAAGTTAGATGCTCAGCGATTGGTAAAATCATGACTTCGTCGCGTTCAAAAAGCGAAATACTAAGCCAAACGGCTAAGACCTACGTCGAAGAACAAGTATTGCTAGCAAAATACGGAATAAGAAAAACCTTTAGCTCACGTTACACGGACAAGGGCAACCTAGTCGAAGACGAAAGCATAAGAATTGCAAGCGAAGCCCTAGAACTAGGGTTCTTAATCAAAAACGACGAACACTTTAGTAACGAATGGCTAACAGGTACTCCCGACGTAAACACGGACACCATTCTACTAGACGTAAAAAGTTCTTGGGACGCTACGACGTTTCCGTTTTTTGCTACTGAAATACCAACTAAAGACTATTGGTATCAACTTCAAGGCTACATGTGGCTAACGGGTAAACAAAAAAGCTTACTTGTCTACTGCCTAGTCAACACACCCGAAGACATGGTGCAAGACGAAATACGCCGCGCCCACTGGAACGCTAAGCTTTTAGAAGAAGACCCAGAACTAATCGAACAAGTGACAAAGCGCCACAACTTCGACCATATACCCGACAACCGCCGTGTAAAGTTCTTTGAGGTCAAACGTGACGAACAAGTTATCGAGCAAATTAAAGAACGCGTCGAACTATGCCGCGAGTATTACGAAACCTTATATAATTTCTTATGAGTTGGTTTGATGACTACATAGAAGATATGGCTAACCACATTATAAAAAACGAACTAATGAACCAGCAAATAGAAGACCAAATAGTTTTACGCGTTTTGGCGCGTTTTAACGAACGTTCGCAAGTCGGGATAAAGAAGTATAACACCACGCTAGAAAGAAGCGACCTAAGCACCTTAGAATGGCTCACACATGCACAAGAAGAAGCTATGGACTTTGTACTTTACTTGGAACGACTAAAAGACGAAGTAAAAACCTTTAAACAAGGATGTGCTTGCTATGGTAGCAATGAGATACACGAATGTCAATGTAAGCAAGGATAAGTGGTAAAACTTACCACATATCTAAACACGAAATGTAAAACATTTAAACAACAAGAACAATGAAAACAGCAGTAGAATGGTTGATGGATGAACACTTTG